AACTTTTGTAGTTGCGTACCAAATTGACTATTACGTAATTCTTTGTTGACTGCGCCCATGCGCTTGGCACCTTCGCCAAGTCCCAGTCCCATCATCGACAAATCTTCTCGACTGTTCTTAATGGCGTTGGCAAACTGTTCAACATCCAGCCCAGCATCAGCTGCACGATTACGCAATTCAGTCATGCCGCCTGCTAGTACTGCCCCAGTATCTGTAACTTCCTTATAGGCTTTCTGTGTACGATCTAGTTCTTTGCCCAGATATTCCAGTGCCTTTGCTGACAGATCTGCTGCTTTCTTACCAATTACACCTAAAGCAGTACCAAATAATTCTAAGCCTAGGCCAACATTTTTGAATTTGCCACTAAACAGTTGTAATGCACTACCTGCACCAGACATCAGTGTACCGGTAATACCGGCAGCTTCGCCAGCTGCCTTTGCTGTTGCCACTGCGGCCGCAGTGGCACTTTGTACACCACTGGCACCGCCTTGTAGATTTTTAGCATAGTCCAGAGCACCGTCGGCCAAAGTGCCCAATACTCCAGCTACACCTACGCCGAAGTTGGTCAGTGCAATCTTGGTATTGTTGAGAGCTGCTGTTTGTTTGAGTTGATTCTTGGCCTGTATCAGCTCAGACTCGGCCAATTCGTCCCCGGCAACTCTGGCTGCAACTATGGATTTTTCCAAGTTGTCGAGATCCGCAGAAATGTCTTGGTACTGCTGTATGGTGCCTTTCAACAGACTGTTGAACTGTTTACTGGCTGGTAGGCTGTCCTTGAGCTCTTTGGATGTTTTCTTGACCCCGTCGATCATGGCCTGAAAGTCTTTGGGATCAATTTTAGTGCCAAGTTTGGTACCAAAAAATTTCTCAAAGACCGCGTTCAGATCTTCTTTACTTAAGTCAGCCATTTTTTACCTATAAATATACTATATCAATTATTTATCGGATTAAACACCATGGAAAATCAACTCAAGGCCAACCCCTTGGCCAAGTACTTTAGACAGCCCTCAATCTACATAAAGTTGCCCAGCAAAGGCAAATTCTGGGAAGAAAATGCCCTGGAGCTGCCGGTCACTGGCGAAGTACCAATCTATCCCATGACCACCAAGGACGAAGTTACCCTGCGTACTCCAGATGCCTTGATGAACGGTGCCGGCATAGTGGACATCATCAATAGCTGCTGCCCGGCCATCAAAGATGCATGGAAGATGCCCAGTATTGATGTGGATGCTGTGCTGATTGCCATACGTATTGCCAGCTACGGTCCGCAGATGGATGTGGAAACTACCTGCCCGCAGTGCCGAGGTGAAAACACACATGCCATTGACCTACGTGTAAGTCTGGCCAGCATACAGAGTCCTGACTACAGTCAAAAGGTCAACCTTGGGCAAATCAAAATCAAATTGAAACCACAGATCTATTTTGGCGTCAACAAGTCCAACATGATTGAGTTTGAGGAACAACGCATGTTGCGAGCCCTGGAAGCACCCGACATTGATCCAGATCTACGTGCCCAAGAAATCAACCAAAGCATGGCCAAGCTGGTGGACATTGCCTTGGACACAGTGACCAACAGTACTGAATACATTGAAACAGAAGATGGCACAGTGGTAAGTGATGCAGATTTTATCAAAGAGTTCTATGTCAATGCCGAAGGTGCCATTATCAAAGCAGTGCAGAAGCAGTTGAGCGATTTCAACACAGCCGGCGGAGTACAACCCCAAGCAGCACCTTGCGAACATTGCAACACCGAATACAAGATTCCGTTGCTGTTTGACTACGCAAATTTTTTCGGCGCAGGCTCTTGATGATGTCAAACGAAGCCATTATCCAAATGCTAGACGACATGGATAATGAATCAAGAGCCCTAAGACACGAGGCTTTGCGTATTAGTTGGGGTATGCGTGGAGGAATCAGCTACGATGATGCCATGTATCTCAGTCAGAGTGATCGAGAAATCGTAGACAAAATTCTCAAAGAGAACTTAGAAATAACCAAAGAAAGTAAAATGCCATACTTTTAAGATGTACTACGTACATCTGTTATTTCGCTTGCGCTCATAACTGTATTTTCTGTAACTAGAGCGAAGCGACTTGAGCGAAGCGATATATACTGTTCATCCAGATCTATCAGTCACACTTTGCCCGCACAGGGCAAAAATGAATAGTTCGCTTCATCCGAGTCGACACCAGTCACCGGCGTTAGAGCAATTACAGAGGCGGTTGTCCGGTACCTCGAGCTCAGTTCTTATCACAACGGCAGTTAATACTGTATACGCCAGCATACTGTACTAACCTGCTACATCACTGTAGCGTCTTTTCAGCCATAAAAATCGTCTTCAAATAGCAAAACTGGGGCATTTAACCAGTCGTCGTCCTGTCAAGGATAGTTGCTAAGTGCTTGCTTCAGCGGCAAGACTTCCGTCCCCGTTATTATCCGGTTGTCACTAGGCACCCGAGCTGAGCCGGTGCGAGCTAATCCTGAATTATTTCTTTAAACTGTGGGAGCCATGCACACGGACCGAGATTTGTCCATTATAATAGTCTGTAGATTCTAATACTTTGCGGTCGAATTGTTCGCGGGCCTCAATGTAACTACATTCTGCTTTACTACAACAGTAATAAAGTATCTCTCTCTTGAATTGTTCTTTGCCTAATTTTAATATGTCTGCGTTGAGCTCTAAGCTCGATCCATAATATTCTTGCCAGTCGCTATCTATCTTGCTTCTAATTTTCTTTTTCTGCTTGGTGCCGTTTTTTAATTTTACTGTTTTATATGTTGTCTTACTAAATTTTGCTAATTTCTTGCCTATGTATTTTCTATTATTTGTTAAATTTTCTATACAGTAAACATATCCAACACAGTCGTTTGGTAGTTCAGTTACTTCTACACCTTTGTAATACCAACTCATTGTACATCCTTTTTCATAGAAGATCTACCGAGTACCCATCCCTTACCTGGACATTCTCTACTTTTCATAGAGATCTTGTCATTGCTCCACCATCTATTACCGATAGTGGCGTTTGTTCTTTTTAACACATACTCGATAGGTGAGTTTTGTTATATCCATATCATTCATTGTATATGTAGTTATGCCTTGTAGTTGAGGTTACAATAAAATGTTATTTCTTCTATACAAGTGTTTGGCTGGGTGCCTGTGGAGTAATTAATAAAATCTGATATTTGTTGTAGATCTACCCCGTTACCGGTCCAATTTGGGCGACTTCGGCTTAGTTCTGTGTCTAATCTGTCTAAAGTAATTAACGTTGTTTTAAATGGGACTATGTTTTGTTTAAATGCTTGGGTGCCTTGTTTACTAGCATGTTCTAATGCAGCTTTACTAACTCTGTAGGTTTCGAATCTAGGTTCAGGGGCAACAATACCTTTACTGCCCGTTGACCCAATGTTAAAGATATAGCCGGATTTACCGGCAACTTTCCATGCTTCATAAACAGCAAAGTATATCTGAGACTGTGCAAAATTAGCCCAGGATTCCTGTGGAGGACCATCAAATGCGTTATTAACGAACACATCGTAGTCTAAACTCATTTTTGCAATGTTATCTAAGTCCTGTGTAATATCAAAACCGTCAGCTCTGCTAATGCTTCTGCCGTTAAATTTTTCTATTAGGTGTAGACCTAGTCCTCGATTACCACCAGTTATTAAATATGTCTTTGTCATTTTTGTTTGATCCCAAACTTTGGTAAATTGTTTGCCGCAAGTCATTGCACATTCAAACATTCGCTCAGGAAAACTATTATACTGCCAACTATTGACAAGATCTACCCAGAACGGATTATTGAATATCTTTTCTAGACTCTGATTGTGTATGTTTAAATTATCTGCACCGTATTTTTCTACGAATTGCTGAACTTGATTCTTGCCATCAACGGTGCTTAACTCATTGCTGCAAGGTAAGACGTCGGAGTCACGGAATCTAGCATCACTTAGGTTATGATTTAACATATTGCATGGTAGCACGATACCGCTGGCATTTATTGCAACCTTTTTCCCTATTAGGGAGTCGCAGCAAATTTCCGTGTTGGCAAAATAGTCACGGAGTTCGCCGTGCTGCTTTCTAAGTGAGGGTAAGAACTCTATGCTTCTATTTTTGTACTTATTTAGAGTTGTTGGGGTTAACACATATTCAACTTGACCTTGCTTTGATTGCACCGGCCATTCGTTGAAAGTCTCCATTGTCTTGTGATTTAAGAATCTACCTGTTGCTCGGTACCTAAACTCATGGAACCCTAAGTCTTTACTGATTTGTTGTGCTTTATCAACTTGATCTTGATTGTGTTCAAAAACAATAAAATTCCAAACTGCTCTTCCGCCGTTGTTAATAAACGCCTTGGCATTATCGATAATTTTATTAAAATCAGTATTTCTTCGATACAACCAATTGGTTGTCTCTAAGCCGTCGATATTAAAATCAACTTGTCCGTACCCACCAATAATATTGGCCATCTCTTGCCAGTACTCACTGTTGTGGACACTGCCGTTAGTGTGAAGATATAACCACAGTGTGGGGCTTTTGCGCCTAAAGTCTCGGAGTATGTCGAGAAACTCGGGATGCATTATAGGATCGCCGTAACTGCCGCAGAAAAACACTTGACGCAATCTATTACATAATTCAACATTGAACGT